GGGGGGGTAGCAGCATAATGTTAAAGAGTACATTTTCCACGGAACTTGCATTATTTTCCACGGATGTGTTGCATTCGCCCAGCGTGTTTTTCCTATTGCGTCAAATGCAATGGGCGCTGCGCCAATCTCCGCTTTCTTCATATTGCCGTTAGAAAACGAATGTAAAAAAAGCTTACGTTTTTCTGCTCCTTGAGAGAAAGCTATCGTAAGCCAATCTCTATCTTTATTGCTAATATCGTCCAGATATATATTGTTGCCGTCACTGGCGAAGCAATAGAACTGTCTCAGTCTAGCGTCATAGCCAATCTTGAGCCAGTTGCCATGCCCGTCGAATATAACGGCAATGATGGTATCTTTCAGTTCCCCTTCTGTTTTTAGGCAGAAACTGAAATTCATTTTGCCGACAATGTTTGTCAGTTTGTATGAGAGCCTTGTCAGCGGGCTGATATATAAACCATTAGACCAGTGCGATGGTTTAAATTTATCACAGTGAGCCTTGTCTACAGGCTCTTCTTTTTTGTCAGTCAAGAGCGATTTGTTTAACTGTGCGTTAAACAGTAGAGTCGAATCATTGTCAAGATGGTATGCAATCTGCTGTTTGAAACCAATGTTATCCAAATCGCCCAACGCGCCAGCCCACGCAAGATTCCCCGCATCGAACCATGTAAAATCAGCTTCATCCCATTCCACGGAGCTATTACCAATAAGGACTGGCGTAAAATCCATCCAGTTGCGAGCTTTATACTTCTGCGGCAGTTTTACATCCATAATGTATTCGCCATATACTGCATCGCGTTCTAGTGTCAGCCCATTAACATCAGCATCGTAATGCAGGTTAATCTTGTTACCACTATACAGCGTATCGCTCTGATTGAATTCCAGAATCACATTACGATGTATGTCATCATCATTGCTGATAAGATAATATGCTGCATTCTTGGAATAGTTGCCATGCTCATCCACGGCCTTAACCATTAAGTAGCACTCGCCCGTATTCGGATAAATGTAACGGTTCTTGTCGTTGGTCTTGGTTGTAAATATTTCTAAGCCTTTCGCCCAGTCAGCCGTCTTTCCTACTTTTACTACATAACTTACTCCGTAGATATTTACAGCATCCCAATAAAAGTCTAACTCCGAGCCGTTGCGCTCTACAAGAAAACCTGTAATGTCTGGCAATGTAATATACAATACACCGCGCTCACCTTCGCCGAACTGGTCAAAGTAAGCAACCTCAACCACGCTGACGGAAGTTGGCGCATCTTTCAGCAGGAAAATATTATCCGTAGAAGTATAAGCTACGCCATCAACATAGATTGTTGCGCCCACGCAGTCAGAAGGTATCTCTAGAAAAGTAATCAGAGTACCTTCGTTGGTTACAGACAGCGTAATATCCGTAGGAGCGTCAGGCCTTGGCTTTGTGTAAGTAAGTTGGCTAGGGTTGCTGGCTTCTGCGTCTTTGGATACGGCATAAAGATAAACCGTTCCCGTCGCGTCCGGCGGCAGTTTGCTGCTCGTGTTAGCAGTCGTGCGTTCCAGCAACCCATAAGCGTTGCCGATATTAGTGTCGGTGCGCACTTCATAATAAGCAAGGTTGCTTTCGTCAGCAATCCTACTCCACGACAGCGTGCCGCCCAACCTCGTAAACGACAAGAAGAAATTTCTTGGAGTTGGATATTTGCCGGATTCCGGGTTTATTTCTTCTGCGCTGAACCCGTTTGCAAGATTTACCTGCAAGGCAATTTCCTGCATCGCTTCTTGAAGCAAGCTCATCAGATAACGTCCGTCGCCTTGGATTGACTTTGGTAAATTCGGCAGGCGCACTATCTGCTTTTGGCTTTCCGTGCCAGCCATAAGTTAATCACCTCACCGTTATACGCTCATTGCCGCAGAAACAGCTTCCTGCAAGGCAGTCAGAATAGAATTATCAGCACTTACATCATATTCATTTTCGTTGAGGGCAAGAATAATAGCCGCCTTTACGATAACTTCGTTAATGGCATCATGCTGATATGGTAATTCTTTGTCGTCCTCAGTGAGCAACGGAGGCGTAGCCCAGTAACGGAATCGAACTTCGGTTGCGTCGTCAACAATTTCGACCGAACCATTTGTCATACGCAGTGGGTAAAGCCCTGCTGACTGCATATAGTTCTCTGGCACCGTGTCGCCTTGACGCAGCGTGGTTTCTCTTACCAAAGCGGGGTACTTGGCAGAAATGAGCAAAGAAGATGTCTGCTGCAAGGCTGTATTCAAAAACTCCAAGCAGCGTTCTTTAGTATATTCGTCACTAATGTCATGCCCCGCAGCCTTGATACGGGCGATTGCTGTTGAAATATTCACATCACACCACCTCCCTAGACCTTGAACGGCATACGGATATGTGCATTGACATATCTGCGCCTTGGAACAATGCTACTCAGCATATCATCGAAAGCCTCCATCAATACATCTGTCTCTGCGTTATTTTCAAGAATCATAACGGTTCCTTTAACAATAGCGTCCTTAAAGATATTTGGAACATCTATTTCGCCGCTAGACTCTTTGAATTCTGGCAAGCCTGCCCTGTACAGAATCTTTGCACTAGGAGAACCGAGGTACAATCGGTCGCCTGTGACTTTGTACTCCCAAGGCTCTGGGGTTTTAATACCTTCGGTGGGTGACATAATATAGCCATCGTTTAACCTCATGACAGACTGCAAGGTGATGAAGTCAGCTGGCAGCTCTACACCTGTATTTTTGAAGTCATATGGGGATTCATCGCCATCTACCATTCCTACTTCTTGCAAGTCTTGCATCGCTGCGTTCATCTCGACTTCATCATAGATACGCATTTTCTCAAGGAAATCGGTATTGCGCAAGGCGTATGAGCCATTAAAGTATCTTAAACATTCGTTAATAGATTCTTTGATTTCAAAGTCGGAAAATCTTGTTTCATTAAAGTCTTTGGCTTTAAAGCGTATAAGACGGTTGAGTTCTTTGAATGTAATTGCCATAACTACTCACCTCAAAAATATTTCTTGGGAATCAGCGGAACGTACTCGCGATGCACTTCAAAGAACTTCTGCACGTACTTCGTGTACTCGCCGTTATCTCCGGCAGCCAAAGCTCTTTTAGCAGTAACAAGCCACGGGTCATAGTTCCACATTTCGGGCGGGATATAGCCCATAACCCTAACCTCAAAACCATCCTTGCCTACCGCTCTACCGCCGCCTTCGCGCTCAGTCATGCGGGCTACCTCGGCAGCTACGCTATGGTCAAATTTGTTGACAACGTGAATCTTCTTCTCGCCGTCGATATATACTTTTTGGTCTACTAGCATTGTTTCGCCCTCCGTATTTTAATTGGAGCTGGCGACAGGAGTTGAACCTGCAACCTTAGCTTTACGAAAGCTCTGCACTGCCTGTTGTGCTACACCAGCATATTAAATAACCGCCCCGAAACCGAGGCGGTTAAAGTGGTCGAAATCGACTAGGTTAGATTAGCGCTTGATACCGATGATTGCAGCGGAAGCCTTCGGAGCTGCGCATTTGAGGCCCAGCCAGGATTCCAGCATACGCTCATCGTAAGAGCCTTTCTTCGGGATGGGTACGTCGTGGGTGTGTTCAAACCACTTGATGCCCCAATAGCCCATATCCATGCAGTAGATGCGGCTATCCGGCAGCATACGATGCGCTTCTGCGGTCAGTACGCCGTAGTCGGTTTGGATAACGTCGGCAACAAGATTCAGTTTGTTCTTCTTCGCCATATCGCGGTAAGAAGTAGCCTGTGCGATTACCAACTGGCTGAAAGCGCGTTTCTTGGCGGGGGACATAAACGCATGGGTAGGATTACCACCGCGGTTGTATGCCATTTCCATTACCGCATTGAGGTCATCCAGAGTGTAGTCGACAGTGCCGCCTAAATCCAGTACGTTGTTTTTGATGATTTTAGCGGAAGTGCCAGCAGCGCTCGGTTTGACCTGCTCAGCGGCAATGTTCTCAACAGCACCTTTTTGAGTGTTGAAGATAGTGAATTTGGTTTTCGGAGTAGCAGCATCGGTGCGGATGTAATAAATGGTCTTGGCGGACAAACCAGTCGGCATGGTTTTTGCAGTGAAATACACGAAGTCACCAGTTTCCAAGCCGTGCGGTTTGGTGGTAGTGATAGAGCCGTCGGTGGTACCGACAGTTACATCCAGCTCTTGAGTAGCCATAAAGAACGGAACGCCGCCAGTTTTAGCTGGGGTGGTCTTGTTCAGTTCTGCGTTGGTGGTCTCGTTGTTTACGAGAGCATACTCAATATCAGCAGCATGTTTACGAGAGCACTGTTCCAACAGACGAGCCAGCTCATCTTCTGGGCGGTAAACCTTGGCAACCTTGCGCTGTGCCTCAGTTACATAGTAGCTGTTTACAAAGCGTTGGCAGTTGTTTTCCAAGCCTTCCAGATGTCCGATTTCCTTGGAGGAATAGTCCTCTTTTTCCAAGTGAGCGTTCTCACCGGGCGGTTGCAAACCTTCGGTCATCCAGCTAAATTTCAGAGTGGTTGCATCTTCCTCGGAGCCGAAACGGTTAAGAAACAGAGTGACCTCGGGGTCGATGTTGGTAATTACGTTGCTCATGTCCTCAGCGTGACCAATCGCATCAGAGGTATGGGATTGGGAAGTGCTGTAGGAAAGAGAGCGTGTTACGTCATTAATTGCCATTAATTTTTCACCTCATTAAAAAAATTATTTAACAAAACCGCATAGCCTCGGGGGTAGCTTATTGGTTTCTGTTACGGATAAACTCGGCTAGCCATGCACGGCGGCCTCTTACATCAGATTTGGCCAGAGCACTGTAGTCTGGCACATATACACTTTTAATATCTCTGCCGTCGCCAGCGCGTTCGACGGTCGGCGGACGGTTGACGGCTTTCGGAGTTGTGTCCAAGCCATTCTTCTGCATATAGAACATTTTTCGTGTATCTTCATAATAATTGCGAAGAATCTCTGTCTGGGCTTCATTGATAGTGCCATTCTGCAA